ACCAATGAGAGAAGTTTCCTCTACAAGGCCACCGTAATTGTCAATGTTATAATAGTCTCCCCAGTTTTGAATAATATCAAAACAATATCCTTTTAATTCTTGTGACTTATAATACTCTTTTACAAAATCTATAAAGGTTGGAAAGTTGTCTTGTATGAAACTTGCAAACTGACCAGAAACATTAGTCGAAATTTTCGACCTAGATTCAGGACTGACCTCCGACGGTACTGGTGGTACAGAAACCGTTGTGGTCGGGGTAGTCCACGAGCTAACCTTCCATGAAGAATTTGTCATCTGTTATTTACTTATAACTGGACTCTGGTACTACTCCTGTACCAGAAATGTTTGAACCGCTACTGATAGTGTCTTCTAATACACTAATAACCGTATTATCTATACCTATTGTCAAATAGGTTTCTCGTAAAGAAATCAAATCATTAGATTCTGGAGTTGCAGATAATTGTAGCTGATTATTTGCAATAGAAGTTGATTGAATAGTCAAATCATTGACTACAATTTCACCCATTGTGTAATCTACAGTTCCCCATAGACCATCTACGTACTCAAAACTTCCATCACCCTTAACATAATACTTTCTTAGGAGGCCATTGCCATCATCATTTAAGTAATAAGTGTTGAAATCGTCTCCAACAATCTTAAATCCACTTGTGTAGACACAAGAACTTGTAGACGTACCTTGCTTGATGCGGTTACCATAGCATATTTTATAGTTCACACGTGCACCAAGTGTCACAGTCACATTCTTTCTCATCTTGAGACGAGTGATATTTGAAGTAATTGAGTTCTCTGCACCATCTATTATAGTCTGAAGTTTGGAAAACTTGAACTTTCCACCAAATTTATTAAATTCGGAGCTAGCATTCAATATAGTTAAGGCAGCAAGAACTGCATTTTTAACCTCTGGGGGCTCATTACGAGTAACATTAGGATTGAAATACACAAAACTAGTCAAATCTATGTAAAGAATTGATGGATCAATGATAGAAGGTTGAACTGCAGCAACAGAATACTCTCTAAGTTTCTTTAAAATGACGTTTTTCTCGGAAAGAGATAACTTATCCGCATTTTTCGGTTTAATTGCTAAGAAAACCTTACCATATTCGGGTGGATCCGCTTCCTCACCGCCATAACATGCGATTGAAGCAACGTTTGGGTAGATTTGGGGCACGATTGCTTCGTAATCCCGTGTAGAAACTGCTCTTCCGAACGCAGAATAGAACTTTGGAGCTCCAAACTTAATAGATTCCGTGCTTTCTGCTGTTGCACCCCCATCTGGGTATGCAGAAATGGTAACTGTGATGCCAGAAGTGATTGCATTACCTGCATTGTCTCTAAAATTACCAATATTTTCAAAAACCTTCAGCCCATTTGCTCCAATTCCCGAAGAAGTTGTGTATTGAACTGAAACAACGTCACCATTTGTCAAATCTGTACCTACAATTCCATCTCCAAATAATATTTCTGGAATTTCATATTCAGATTCTTCTAAGAAGAAGACTTTTGATGTGGAATCTATCTTTGTAATATCTGTTGCTTGTAGATAACGTTCAGTGACCGTTCCAGAAGTTACCTCAACACGCATTGATGAAGTATCTGCATTATTGTTTGTTAGTATAAAACGTTGTCTTTGGTTAACATCACGCACAAAAGTATCAGTCATAAAGATACCTTCAAATAAAGTCAACCCAGTAAAGGTTGCAATACCACTTGTGCTGTCTACTGATACAGTCGTATCAATAGGAAGTGAGAATACAAAGTTGTTATTATCTAATCCTGTAAAGTTTAATACTAAGCCTCTTTGTAAAGTGACTGTCGGGGGGTATGGAAATACAGTTTGTACTGTACAGTTGATTACTGTTTGTGCAGAACGAGCTGATTTTGGTGTGTAACCAATCATCCTAGCAAGTTTTACAACGTTCTCACGTAAAACTGCTGTCTCTAAGAACCCTTCATTGACTGTTAGGTTGGCATTTACTGCAGAATAGTATGTATTATAAGCTAAAACGTCTAACAGCACAGTTAAAGACGATCCTTCAAAGTCATAATCTGTAAACTGTGACTGAGATTTTAAGTAATCTTTAATTTGTGCCTTGATTTCGTTAAATTCAAGTGCATTAACTTGGTTAAATGCCATTATGGTTTAAATGCAATGTCGATATTATCAAATTTAGGTGGTACTCCTATTATCACATATGCTATACTCACATCCAACTGATTTCTATCTTCAGTGAATTTGGTTAGAACCTCATAAACTGCTACTCTAGGTTCATGAACATCAATTACATCTTTAATTCTAGATTTAAGTTCTGTAGCTAATTCGGGAATATAATTCTCAAATAACATTCCGATAATGTTTCCACCGAATGATGGATCAAAAGGTTTTTCGTAGAAGTTATACAATATAATATTTTTAACTGAAGCCTTTATGGCTGCTTCATTTTGCAGTGTCAAAATGTCATTTGTCACTGCGTTCTTTTCAAATGTCAATGAGAAGTCACGAAACGACTTCGAGACAATAGCCATTAGCTAAAAATATAACCTAGTTTATATTTATACTTCTTTCTGTGACTTTTTTTTACTTGCCCTATCAGACCTAGGATCTGTAATCAAATATCTACAATATTCATTGCCATGGTCGTAGAAATGATCACTCATATCTACAGGAACATTAGCATTCCTTCCACCGTCTTTAATTCTTTTAGCCTTGCCCACGGTACCTCTTCTTTGCTTTGTTACGTGATGTAGCAGAGTACTTTGTATGTTTTCCTTTACCTTGTCTTGTCTTCTTTGGGTGTTGCTCAATAGAGGGAAGACCCATTGCATATCTTGTTGCCATAATTAACCTGCGAATACGTTTGATGAACCAGCAGCTACGCTAGTGCATGTTGCATCTCCTACTCTACCACATCCTTTACCATTAATAAAGACCGTGGAACTACCACTTGATATAGCAGAAGAATGTGGGGGACATGGAGAACCTGGTAATAAGTGTACCGTATTTTTGTCTCCTTGTCGAGATATAGGTCTACCATTACAGAAGACGTTACCTGAACCTTGTGCTCTGGACATTCCAGAACAATGAGGTGTGTCTGCGTCTCCGACTCTTGTTACTGCTGGCATGTTAATAATAGTTTGAAATAAAGGAACGTATACCTTCCCACTCATTATATATCTTCAATTCAAGTGTGAAGCTTACAGGTGATTGAGCAGTCAGGTTCCCTACAGGACCGCTCTCCCATTGTACTGTTACATTAAATGTCTCGGTTGTAAATGCAGTACCGTCTTGGTTCAAGTTATACATTAACTTGTCTGCTGGCATATTAGGTATTCTCTCTACAGTTACGGGTGTCTGTGTCTTATCTGACTCACCTTGTTCCACATATGTAAACTGGTCTATAAATGGATCCTCTAACGTACCAGTAATGGATACAGACGTAGTGCCTGGTGTAATGACTAGATCGGGCTGCGTTCCCTGTACAGTTGCAGTGACGTTAGTTACATTGCATACATCTGGTGATGTAACACTACAGGATGCACTCACCGTCTGGTTCATTGTGAAGTTAGGTCTAGTTATATCCGTAAGGAACGTAGTTGTTCCATCAGGTGTTATGGTTACTGCCATATGCTTCTGTTATTAATCCGTTCTTCACTGCTATATCGTACATAATAGTATGGATGGTCATATCAAAAGCATTCGTCCATGGTTGGGTCTTCTCATTCTCTATCCAACATTGAAGACTTCCGTATTGTGCCTTTGGTATATCATCTCTAAACCATGAATCGTATTTAAATTCAGTTTCAGTCATTTTGTTTCTCGTGTCATTAACTCTTGTAAGTATTCCGTATACTTGCTCATCTCTGTATGATCATTGACATCATGTGGAGGTTCTGGAATTTTAGGAGAGAAACTAATCAGATGATCGAAAGACGCAGGAAGATCTCTGGCCTTCGTATGCCTTATGAGTTCTCCGTTTATCTTAACGACGAATTCTCCTTCCAATGATTCCAGTCCTAACATGGTTATTACTTACTATGAGTATATTTAGAGCCACACGACGCGATTTTGGGGTTTTTTGTTAAAACGCGGTTTTTTAACCTCTACCAATTCGCGTCCATTTCTCTAAGCTTCTCATCATGATCACATACGACATCTACAAGCTTCTCGTAATCCTCAGAGCCTGGTCGTCTCATTAAGAGATTAGACTGTGCCACTTTGCTCTCAAGTACTGCCAACCTCTCTGCAAGTTCTTTGATGTCATAATGTATAGATGTTTGGTAATCGCCTGACATGTATCCTCCTATTGTTGTTTAATATCAAAGTGCCATTTGATATGTTTGATATAATCAAATGTATCACCAATGTCCTTGTCACAGTCAACCTCGTACTTCCGATCACACAGAAACTTTCTCAGATCGTAGATAGACTCATATGTCCCTACTTCGTCTAGATGTTCGTTGTACAGTACGTATTGCATAGAAAGAGGAGAGTGGTATATATTATATATTGTATCAGTATCTCAACACATTGTCAATAACACAAATACCCTTTAATATTGTCAGGTAAGTCTAGTTCTATCAACTGATACCTCGATTGTGGAACGAGTTGAGACACATCCTTGTCTATCTTCTGAGACATATACTGAGATATCTTTCCTTTCTTCCACTTGGTGTATGCTTCTTTCTTACACCAGAGCTCATAGAAGATGTTGATATTGACTGTCTCTTCATCCTTATGAAAGTATCTTCGAGATATATCTCCAAACCTTCTATCTCTCATGTACTCAATATCCACTCCGAGTTCTCTGAAACCCACTGCAACTACAGCGTAGTGT